GTTACCCGAACTCTCTAAACAGGAGTTCTATGCCCTTTGGGCAGAGGACATTGTCCGTGGCGTATCAGCTTTTGCTGAAAAGCACGGCCAAAAGCACAAAAAGGTGCGGCGATATCGCCGTAATCTAACTGTGCTCACGTTTATGAGAGCTTCGTGGGATGCGGTGATGACGTCTTACCAATTGGTAAGACTGTCTCAGTTAACCAAATTCGGCGTATTCCTTGACAACCCTAATAGTAGGGCAGTCGATGGAATTAACCGATTTCGCATCCAGCTGGTCTACCATCCAGTAGAGGCCGCTAGGCGGGCCAAAGAAGTTTTCCAAGTTAATAGAGCTTGGTACTTCGGAGGCCCCCTCCCACAAGGGAGGCTTCTACGATTTAGTAGAAAAATAGACGCTCTTACCGCCAGTTTTGGCGCAAGAGCTCTACCTCCAGCTCCTCCTGACTCGGAAGGGATCAAGGGGCTTGTTCAGAGGTTAACCTCTGAACCTGCCCTTGAACCTCCGAATTGGAGGGATTTCATAAGGGAGTATATCACTCGATGGAAGCCTAAAAGAGGCCAACCTGAGTTATATACTATGCCTTCAGCCAATGCGGGCCTGGGATATCCCAGGTTCACTGGTGGGCACGTAACCGGGACACAACACTTAGTGTTGCTGGGTTACGCCTTATCTGTACGCGAGGACCAAAGTTCTCCGACCGAGGGTCAATCCCTCGGAGGTACTATTACCTCCATGCCGAGTCATGAATGGGGTTCAGGCTATGCGGATGTACCGAAGTACAAGCCGCGGCGTGAACGCACCAATGTTCATGACGGGTCATGGTTAGAGAAGCTGTCCTACACCCTTGGCTATGGTCAACCTGGTAAAGGTGACCCTGCCGGGTTGTTTAGTAACAACTGGGATGACTTAAATAAGTCATTACCAGGTGCTTCTTACGCGTTGCAGCACTATCTGCGGAAAGGGGTATTCTATGTTTTAGATAACATAGATTACCTACCTATTCTGCCGATAGCTGCCGAAGAGAAAGGACTTAAGACCCGTTTTCCAACCTGTTCATTAACAGCGGCAAACATGGTCCAACAGATCCTCCGCCGGGTCCTTGACTACATTATGGTCAACGACCCCCGGTTCTCTCAGGCCCTTGGTGGCCATTTAGATATTGATCTAGCAGGCGAGCTTGGTCCTTGGTATAGCCAAGACGCAAAAGCCGCCACTGATCTCCATGCTGAATGGCTTACTCGGACTCCTTATGAGGAATTGACGGAGCACTATCCTGTGCTTCGCCCTTATGCTAAATACTTTGATAAGTTATTCGGCACTAAGAAGCTACTCCTGGATATTGATCCAGGAGAGCTTATTCCTCAAGGGATGTTCGAGTTCTTCCCCAATGCACCTCTCATTAACCTCCATATTGAAGGATTGACGGAGAGGCTCAATGGGACAGATTATTCAGTCTCTGATCTAATCATCCATATTATGGATGAGTGGATTCAGGATCTGAATGATCTCCCGGGTACCTTGACGACCACTGGGCAGATGATGGGTGATCCCACATCTTTTCCCCCTTTGATGCTCCATACATTATATGCAGCAACAGAGGTCCTAAAAGTTCTTCCTTATACGAAG